AAATGATGAAAGATATAGGATATGGATTTGCTGGAATTGCGGATTTGGATGAAAAGGCGCCACAGAAGGTAAAATATTCAGCGTGGGGAAGTTGGTTGTCTGCATCAGCACCATATATGCATAATCCTAAAGAATGTGTATTGATAGGATATAAAGATCAGTGGAAAAAATTAAATGTAGGTGAATCTTACTGGACTGATTCCGATGAGGATAAAAAGGGATTTATGGAAGTTGTGTCTGGGTTGTGGGGTTATTTTGCAGAAACTCGAGGTATGACAGAAGCAAATTTTAGTCTTGATATACCTGTTAAGGCTATTAAATTTATGACATATAAAGATGATGTAGTATTAGATCCATTTATGGGTAGTGGTACTACAGCAGTTGCATCAGTAAATCTAGATAGAAATTACATTGGATTTGAAGTTTCAGAAAATTATTGTAAGATAGCGAGGTCTAGAGTTTTAAAAGAAAAAATAAAAATAGAAACAGCAGAAAAGGGATTTGATTTTTGGGAATAGAACATCACGGTATTTGGAATGAAAAGTATCGACCGACTTCTTTAGATAGTTATATTGGGAACGAACATTTAAAATCTAAAGTTAGGATTTTTATAGAAACAAATGACCCACCACATTTATTATTTTATGGTAGATCTGGTACAGGAAAAACTACGCTTTCAAAAATTATTGCAAATTCTATAGAGTGTGATTATCTTTATATAAATGCTAGTGATGAAAATAGTGTAGATGTAGTTAGAGATAAAATTAAAGGATTTGCATCTACCTTAGGATTTAAGGCGTTAAAAGTTATTATTCTTGATGAGTGTGATTACATTACACCAAATGCACAGGCCGCATTAAGAAACTTAATGGAAACATTTAGTAGACATTGTAGGTTTATTCTAACTTGTAATTATGTAGAGAGAATTATAGACCCAATACAATCACGGTGTCAATCATTTCAGATAGTACCACCATCAAAGAAAGAAGTAGCAATACATTTATCTGATATATTAACTAATGAGAATGTAAAATTTGAAGTGGATGATATAGCTACAATTATTAATGGATCATATCCAGATATAAGAAAGGTCATTAATACATCACAAAGACAGGTTGTAGATGGTATTTTGCGGATGGATGCGAGAGAGATTATTTTAAATGATTATAAGTTACAAATATTAGAAGTTTTAAAATCTAGTAAGTCTAAAAAAGAGACATTTACTGAAATAAGGCAAATATTGGCAGATGCAAAAGTTACAGATTACGCAGACTTTTTTAGATTACTATATGATGAAGTAGATAGTTATGGTAGTGGTCATATTGCCGAATGTATCTTGGTTATAGCAAAGTATGAATTAAGTGATGCCCAAGTAGTTGATAAAGAGATCAATGTTATGGCTATGATAATAGAATTATTAAGAGTTATAAAATGAAACTAAAAATTTCGTATTATAAAAAATATATAGATTCAACATTAAAACTTAAAGAAGAACTTTATAATAATTTTCCAAAGTGTGAAGTTGTTACTGAAGAAATAGATAATGATAATTTTAGGGTTGAAGTTTTAGGTTATAATTTAACCGGCGGTCTAAACATGCAAACTCCGGGAGCCTGGTTATGGGATAAAGAAAATAAACGAGATGAATTACCATATACTATAGGTATAACAAAATCAGGTTGTGGTACTGTTAGTGGAATATTAGTTCATTGGATAATTCATGATATGATTGATTATGAGGATTCTCGTATTTTTAAAGAAAGATGGCATAATAATAAATTTCCAATTCCAGATTATGGAACATATACATATTCTAAAGTAGAATCCCCTCATATTTTTTGGTCAGGTGGATTTGATTCTACTTTTTTAGTTTGTAAAAAGTTAATCATAGATAGAGAACCAATTGAAACATATTATCTGAACTTTCCTTGCGATGGTTATCAGAAAAATTATAATAAATTTGTTTCAACTAATTTTGATAATTGTATGGTTAATAATAAGACTAATGTGGTTGAAGAAGATCTATATGGTAGGAAAAGCTACGGGAGATACAGTAGATTCGTAGAAATAGGGATAATGAATAAGTTAAGAGAAATGATTATAGATAAATTCCCTTATACTAAGGATATGTTTCCTAAAGTAAATTTAATTGATGAATTTGAAATTGATTCTAAGGTTTTAAAAGATTCAAAGGTTATTTGTGATAAATATAATTCAAGACCTGATAGACCAGACCAAACTTTATATATGTGTCAGTTTTCGTTGGATTTAGGTAAAGATATATCTGTGGCATTGGAAGCAGATATGGATGGTGAAGATTATTGTTTATCTACTAGGTTGGTACGCAAACATTTGAGTGATGAGTTGAAGGTAGAAAATGATTTAGTAGAGGAATTGTGGTTATACAAAAATTGGGTTTTACCGTTGGCAAAAACTTATAGAAAAGAAATGTTAGAAACTGCTAAAGAATATGATTTTGTTGATATATTAAAATATACTTGGTCGTGTAGATTTCCAAAAGAAAATGGTGATGTTTGTGATGATTGTACTTTAGGAGTAAAAGAGATTGAGCGAGTAAATAATTATAAAGATATATTATGTATGACTATTTAAGAGAAATTCCACCAGGATATAAACAAGAATATAAAAGTTTAATTGGTAAATTTATACCGATAAATGATTCGGTAAAATATCAACTTATTATAATGTCATATAAAGAAGAGAATCTTATAGGTGAATGTGTAGAATCACTCACCAATCAAACAACTTCTCCTGATGAATTTGAAGTATTGATTATAAATAATTGTTCGTATGAAGAAGAATTTGATAATACTGAAAATATAGTTAAAGAAAAATTACATAAATACAAGTATGATAATATACATTTAATTAATGTAAAATTTCCTAAAGAAATTGCAAGTGCAGCATTAGCAGCAAAATATGGTATGGATATTGCATTGTATAGGTGGAGGGATTATGTAGATTTTAATAATGGAATAGTTGCATTTTTTGGGGCAGATAATGTATTTGAAAATCATTATGTTAGAGAAGTATTAAATACTTTTAGAATTCCATCGAAGTATGAGAATCCATATCAGTTATATCCAATAGGTTTAGGGGAAGATAGGATAGATATATTGATAACTAATTTAGATGTTGAATTGAAATATTTAGAAGTAGATATTAGAAAACTTGAACCTTATATACAAAAAGTGAATTTAATGAATAAATTATTGGGTGAGTGGTATTACAATTATTTTGATATCATTTGGGGGGTTAAAAAAGAAAAAAAAGTACATTTAGACGAGAGATTATCGTATAGGATTCCAGATAAAAGTATTATTTGGCCTAAAACATTTAGAGCATCAATATATAATGATTTAGGTGGTGTTGAAATTCAAGGTCAAGAAGAACAGGCAATAATAATTAAGGCAGTGATAAATAATTGTGTTATAAAATTTAATGATTTAACAAATTTCAATCATACTCATAGATTAGAGAAACCAAGAGTTCCCGATGGTAGTATGACACAAGTATTGAATGATAGTTTTAATGCATATACAAATAAAGAAGAATTACAGGTTTATAAACTTGATTATTGGACAATGAGAAATAACATTGAAAAATATTTCTATGAAAAAACTTTCTATGAAAATTGGAATCCTACCTTTTTTTTAGAGGAAGATTTGGATAAAATTATGAAAGATTCGGGAGAATCATATTTATATTTTAAGAACAAATTTATTTATCAGTTTCAGGATGAGATAAATAAGATTTACAAAAAGATAAGTATTAATAAAGTTATTAATAACATAAAGAAGGAGGTACGATGAAAGAAGAAAAGTATTGGGGAGAAATTCCAAATAAAGATCGAGTAAAACCAAGTAAAAAACGTAGTGGTGAAGGAGATTATAAACATATTGCTGTAAATGAAAATAAAATTTATTTTTATGCAGGAGTAAATCGCGATAGTGCAGTAGAACTTAATAAGAAAGTGGGAGAGTTACAATCTAAAAGTTTTAGTTTAGCTAACAACTTAGATATTGAACCGCCATATGTACATTTATTTATAAATTCTGGAGGAGGATCAATTACATCTGGTATTTCATCAATGGATACTATATTGAGATGTAAAATTCCAGTTCATACTTATGTAGATGGATTCTGTGCAAGTGCCGCCACATTTCTTTCGGTAGTTGGTACGAAAAGATTTATGAGTAGAAATTCTTATATGTTGATTCATCAGTTATCCACAAATTTTTGGGGTAAATATTCAGAGTTTGAGGATGAGAAACAGAATCTTGATTTAATGATGAAAACGATTAAAAGGGTGTATAAAGAATATACAAAAGTTCCAATGAAAAAACTTGACGAGATATTGAAACATGATTTATTGTGGGATGCTGAAACTTGTTTAAAGTATGGATTAATTGATGAAATAATTTAATTGGGTGGTTGGAGAGAAGATGAGTAAAATATTTGTATTGGGATATAATAAAAGTGGAACTATAAGTTTATCTCAAGCATTACAGATTTTAGGATATGATGTGTCACATACTGGAAGTGGTGATAATTTTATGGAAACCTTAATTAAACTTTCTAATAATTTAGAATTTGGTATGGGAATATTAGATGGGATTGATGAATATGATTGTTATTTGGATTATCCAATTTATGAACCAACTATATTTTCTCATATAGTAATAGAATATCCTGATGCAAAGTATATTAGTTTGACTAAAAATTTAGATGATTACGTGGATTCTGCATTACGGGCTAAAATTAGAGATATTAAAAATGGGAATAAAAATACGTGGAATTGGTTGGGTGTTGGTGATGAAGAAGTATTTAGAAATTATCCAGAATATCAAAAGGAGTGGGTAAAGCGCAGAACTACATTTAAACATAAAAGTAATTTAAAACATTTAAGTAATTTGGGAAATACTGAAAATATACTTCATATGAATATCTGTGATGATGGAGATGGTTGGAGAGAATTATGTAAATTTTTAAATAAGGAAATTCCAAATATAGAATTTCCATATGAAAACAAGAATGAAATAGTTTAGGAGTTATAAATGAATATATTAGTTATAGGAGATAGTTGTAAGGATGTTTTTATTTATGGTGATATAGAAAGAATTAGTCCTGAAGCACCAGTACCAGTTTTTAAACCGACACGTGAAGAATCAAATGGTGGTATGGCAAACAATGTTGCAGATAATGTTGAGGCATTAGATATGTACATCCATACTCTAACAAATAAAAATAGTATTATTAAAAAAAGATTTGTAGAAAACCGTTCAGGTCAAATGGTATTAAGAGTTGATGAACATGATTATTGTGAAAGAATTGAAGAAACTTTATTAAAAGGAATTATAAAGAATAAATTTGAAAGAGCTCCATTCGGATTTGGTTCAACGACTGAAAATTATTATGATGCTATTATTGTTTCAGATTATAATAAAGGGTTTTTAGAAGAATCTGATATTCAACATATTTGTGAAAACAATAAGAATGTATTTATTGATACTAAAAAGAAACTTGGTGAGTGGGTTAAAGATGCAGATTTTATTAAGATAAATGAGTTAGAATACCAGAAAAACCATGAGATGTTATCAGAAAAAGGATTTGAAGATAAACTTATAGTTACGTTGGGAAGTAGGGGATGTAGATATAAGGGAAAAGAATTTCCAGTAGAAGAAGTCCCTGTTAAAGATGTTAGTGGAGCGGGGGATACATTTTTGGCAGGATTAGTTAGGGGGTATTTAGATACAGGTAGTATATATGAAGCAATTGAATTTGCTCAAAAGTGTACTACATTAGTGGTACAGAAACATGGTGTTGCTACCGTTACATTAAAGGAGTTAGAAAAATGAGTTTAAAACCAATGAAACCTCTACCTAAATCAAAACAGACAGTAGATTTATCAAAAGCAGATACTATAAAGTGTGATGATTGTGGAAATTATCTTTTTATCACTTCATTTGTGATTAAAAGAGTTTCTGCAATTTTATCACCAACAGGTCAAGAAGGACTAGTGCCAATTCAAGTTTATAGTTGTGGAAATTGTGGACAAGTACCAAAATCATTGTTAGAAGGTAGTGGATTAGAGACTAAATGATTAAACGACTTTACACTATTGGGGATAGTTGGACTTATGGTGATGAATTAGAGAATCCAAAAAAAGAATGTTGGCCAAGTGTATTATAAAATAGATTTAAGTAATTACGAACCAAAAGAAGTTCCAGAATATAATACTTATAATGATTTTGTATTTAGTGCAGATGTATTGAAGTGGTTAGAAGAAGAGTTAGATAACTTTAAAGATTCATTTGGAAAGCATTGGAAAGAATGGGATATTCCAGAGTTAAAACATAGACTTGAAAATAATTATACATTTTACTTAATATCAACTGATGAAGAAATTAAAGGTTGGGCATTTATAGATTGGAATAAAAAATATCCATATCTATGTAATAGGTATGTAGTTCCAGAATTTAGAAAAAAAGGATTAGGAAGTGATTTAGTGTGGTTAAGATGTAATGAAGTTGTTAAACGGGGATACAAAAACGCTTCAATTATGTTAGAAGATTGGAATACCCCAGCATTATCGGTTAAGAAAGAAAATATTTTTATAGAAATTAAAGAGATATGATATTTATAAGTGTATACAAACTACCAAATTAAGGAACATAACTTATGTCAGTAGAAACAAAAATAGTTAATTTATTTAATTATATAACGGGCAGTGCTGGAGGTTGGCCATCAAATACTAATGTTGGTGTACTCGCTAGTGTAGACTTTTTAATAGAAACAGGTTCAGATGATATTTACTTTCCTGAACTAAATACTAATATTGGAATTTTAGGACCACTTTCTGAACAACGAGGGGTCTTTAATAAAGTTTCAGATTATGCAGCTTCAAAAAGTTGTGATACGGCGTATATATACGGAACACTTTTTGGAAAAGATAATCCATCTATATTTCAACAAACAATCATTAGTTCAAGTTTTGCACAAAATAGTATAAGTTGTAGTTTTGAATATTTTAATACTAATTCAAACACTTATTTTGCACAAAGAGGAGATACAAACTATGCAGGAAGTTTTCACTTTTTTGTCCAGCCGCCTTGGTGGTCAAATGATACTCTTCTTAATATTGTAAGTGGTTCATTTGATAAATCAAAATTTAGAGATATATTGGGAGCATCACCAGAGAGTGAAAGTTTAATTCCTTTATTTAATACATCATCTTATACACCAAATACTAATTTTCCAGATTATGTTATAAAGAATCCAACGGGTCACGCAACTATTCAAAGTGGAGAACTGGAATTAAATACTTATATATCGAGTTCAGATTCTTATGAAAATGCAAATTTAGCTGGTAATATTACAGAAAAATTTATTATATCAAGTGGTAGTTATTGTGATGGTAATCCTTATATATTTCAATCAAAGCGTTTTTACTTAATGACACCTGATAAACATATACTTTTACAATCATACGGCGGGAGTATAGCTAGCGAAGGTAGATTTAATAAGTTTGAAGTAAAACTTATAAGATCCGGTAGTGAAGCTTGGAAAACAACACCTATGAGTACGAAAATGTCTGCAAGTGGCAGTTTAATTCAGATGTATGATGGCTCAACAAAACAAGTACAAGATATAGAGATTGGAGATGTGGTTAAATCATACTCAATAGTTGGAATGCCAGATGAATCATCAGTAAAAGAGTGGGGAAGTTTTACGACATCAGATTTGAGTGGTTCACATGTTTCTGGTTCTATTGTGGTGAGTGTAATGTCTTCAGAGACTTATGGATATTATCTAATAAATGATAGTATTAAAGTACCTGTAGACTTGCAAACTACACTTCAAGGTGGAAAACTTTTTACAAAAACAGATGATGATACTTGGCGTTGGAAAAACCCACGTGAACTGATAGTGGGCGATAAATTTTTAACTTCTGATGTTGAAGAATTAGATGTAACATCAATTTCTCAAGTATCAGAAGAAGAAACATTTTATGGAATGGATGTTGAGGATATCGATACTTATTTCCAATCAAATATTTTGGTTCATAATATTCCACCAAAATGTTTTGTAGCAGGAACGCCTATCACAATGGGTGATGGAACTACAAAGGCGATTGAATTAGTTGAGGTAGGAGATGAAGTTACAAATTATGACTTTGAAACAAAAGAAGTGAAAGTTAATAAGGTAACATCAATAGAAACACCAACACACGCAGATATTATAGAAATTAGTTTTGGTGATAAAAAAACTAAGAACACATTTGACCACCCATACTGGGTAGTTGGAAGTGGTCAAAAGGGTTGGAGTTCTTATAAACCACAATGGACAGAAGAAAGATATGATATTAAATCGGAACAATTAGAAGTCGGAGATAAATGTTTAGAACTTCATAATGGAGAACTTAGAGAAGTTGAGATTACTAATTTAGAAGAGAATATTAATCCAGTTCAGACTTATAGTTTAGAAGTTGAAACACATCATAATTATTTTGCAAATAATATATTAGTTCATAATAAAGAGCCATAAATTTTAAATGTAATGTATTGGACGTTTGGGTAGATATAGTAGATGGTATATGTCAGAGAATGACGATAAAGAAGGTTATGTAGAAAAAGGTATTAGGGTATGAATAAAAGAACAGTTATATTTTAATAACTTTTATAGAAGGAAATACATTCAAATGAAGAGAATTAAAGATGTAGAACAAAATCCCGATTTTAAATACTCGGTACAAATCCCAAAATTTTTATCACTCGAAAAATGTGATGAATTAATCGAACAAATAACAACGACAGAAGAAATGGTTTCAGGCGGTGTTGGTGGTGAGCATGGTGAAGCTGCAATTATACCTGAAATCCGTAAGACTAAAGAATGGTATTTATTTGGTCAACCGTTAAATCCATATAGACCTGATAAATGTAATGGTGATTGGCAATGGTTACAAGATAAAATGTATGAAGTTGTAAAAATTGTAAATCAAGGAGTTTTTAAGTTTGATATTGAAATGCCCGATAAAGAACTTAAACTTATTAAGTATGAAAAGGGTGATTTTTTTGGTTGGCATACAGATTATAATGCAGGAGATTGTTCTACTAGAAAATTAGTAGCAATTATTCAACTCACAGACCCAAGTGAATATGAAGGGTTGGAGATCCAATTCGGTATTCAAGATAAAGATACAAAAGAGTGGTATACAGTGAATAAATTAAAAGGATCATTGACAATTTTTCCTACTTTTATGTGTCACAATGTAACACCAATCACAAAGGGAACTCGTTATGTTATACAAGAATTGTTTATTGGGAATCATTTTAGGTGATAGATAACTTAAAACAAAAAAATAATTTTAAGTTCGGTATACATAAACACAATTTTTTATCTAAATCACAATGTGGAGAACTGATAAAACGATTTGAATCTTCAAAACAAGAAAAGGCTAGAGTTGCAGGAACATACGAGGGAGAGGGCTCAGTCATAGTGAATGAAAATGTTCGTAAAGTCCAAGAAGTCAAATTTGATAATGATTTAGTTTTATCCGATGGGTTTAATGTAACTAAAAATATTATTTCAGCAATCAAAATTGCAAACGTAGGTTATTTTGAATTTGATATAAGTGATATACTTACAAAACCAAGAATATTGAAATATAATGACACAAAAGATAAATATGATTGGCATTTAGATATTGGAAATTTTGAAACATCACTTAGGAAAATATCAGCGAGTATACAATTATCAAATCAAGATGATTATGAAGGTGGAAATTTAGAATTAAGTATGACTGATAACACTGGAAAGGGAACTGCTGTTGGTAGTAGAGAACAGGGGACATTAGTATTGTTTCCATCCTTTGTAGGACATAGAGTGCTACCAGTTACAAAAGGAGTTCGTTATTCGTTACTAGGTTTTATGTTGGGAAATGCATTTAAATAATAGTAAGATAAATTATGAGATGTTAAAGGTAATAAATAATTTACACGAAAGTAAGAATGAATAAAGTATTAGTATTAGGGTGTAGTCGCAGTGGAACAACAGAGTTTTGTAAAACACTACAAGAAATAACATCAAAGAAATTGGTATGGGAGCCACAAGTTGGTTTAAAGCGTGACTCATCAAAAAATCTATTAAAATTATTTGGAGTTAATGGATTTTTAGATAAAATATATCAAGATAAAAATACATTTGGAATAAAATGGGGATTATATCCAGAGTCAGAATGTAGTACTGAGGTTATAGATTATCACGATTTAGTTTTCTTTTTATCAAGAAGAAATGTATTTAAACAAGCAATATCGTTATATCTGGCAAAGAAAACAGGGAAATGGAGATCAGTGGATTTTAATGTTGAAACTTTTACACAAAAAGAAAAAGAAGAATATAATGAAATTAAAGTGGGTAAGGTTGATATTGAAGATATAAAAAAAGATATTAAAGGAATAAAAGAAACATCAGTAAAATTCATAGGTTATTTAAAAAGTCATAGAAATGCAAGAGTGTTGTTTTATGAAGATTTATTTGGATTCTTTTCAGGTGTAAAAATCAACACCGAAGAGAATTATAAAAATATTGAAAACTGGAAAGAACTTCAACAATTCTATATTGACAATAAAGATTTTTGTAGTTACCTTCATTAATTGATTGGTTATTAAAATTTATTGAAGGGTTTGAAGATTTTTAAACTATTTATTTAAAAGGTTTCAATTCATGAAATTAAAATCACTATTTGATCACATAAATCATATTACGTCAAAACAGACCAAAGGTTATTGGGATACTCTAAACGAAACAGAGAAAAAACAATGGTCTAATTATATGATTAATCGTTTTCTCTCTATGAAAATGGAGTGGACGGATTTTGTTAATGAAATTCAGAAATTAAAGCTTGACTCGTATCAACTTTATGTTGTATATTCCAGTATATTACCGAAGGGTAAACAGTATTTAAAATATATTAAGAAGAAAAAAGGGACTATTTATAATACACAAGTCATTCAGAAAGTCTCTGAATATTTCGAAATTAGTAAATCAGAATCAGAAGATTATTTAAATCTGTTATCAAAAGAACAAATTAGAGAATTGGTTTCAAAGTATGGTTATGCCAATAAAGAATTAAAACAAATGGGATTATAAAATGAAAAAACTAAAAGTTATAAAAGAATCTAGCACAAAAAAAGAAATAAATTCGTATTTAACAGGCGATGGTGGTGATGTTGTAGCATTGATGGAAGAAGAATGGCCTCAGATGACTGCGGAGTTTCGTAGATTACAACGGGCACAATACGAATTATTCTTATTTAAGCAGCATGATTATGGACCAGGGAATATTTCGGTAGGAACTCAGTTACAAACACCAGAGGAAATAAATTTATCTCTTACAGGTTTATGGTTCAGAATGAATGATAAAATTCAGAGATTAAAAACCTTATTGATGGGTGGTAGAGAATCCGTAGTAAATGGTGAACCTATGGAAGATGCATTTCTTGATGTATCCAACTATGGTATTATGGCAACAATCGTAAAAAATGGAAAATGGGGTAAGTAGTTTGTCTGGAAAATTAAAAGTTAGTTATTCTCAATATTCTATGTGGTCACAATGTCCTCATAGATGGAAATTAAATTATATTGATAGATTATCTACTTTTACGGATAGTATTCATACAATGTTTGGAACAAGTATGCATGAAATTATGCAGATTTGGGTTAAGACTATTTATGAAGTATCAGCTAAAGCGGCGAATGAATTAGATTTGAATACTATGTTGTTGGCTAAAATGAAAAAGTTATATGCTGAAATTATGGAAGGAGAAGGAGCAGAACATTTCACTACTCCCGAAGAATTAACAGAATTTTGGAAAGATGGTTGTGCAATTTTAGATTTTCTTAAAAAACGTAGAGGTGATTATTTTTCTAAAAAAGGATGGGTTTTAAAAGGTATTGAAACTGAATTGGATTGTCCACTTACAGATCTAATAGGTTTTAGAGGATTTATAGATTTAATACTTGAGAATAAAATAACTCAAAAAATAAAAATAATAGATATCAAGACTTCCACGATGGGTTGGAACAAGTGGATGAAAACAGATAAGAATAAAACAGACCAGTTATTATTATACAAACAGTTTTATTCTAAACAATTTGATACACCAATGGATAAAATTGATGTAGAATATTTTATTGTTAAAAGAAAATTGTATGAAAATGTAGATTGGCCCCAAAAAAGGGTACAATCTTTTGTACCAGCAAATGGGACTCCATCTATTAATAAAGTTGTAAAAAATTTGAGTGATTTTTTAAATGATGGATTTGATGGTGGCGAGCATAAACATAAGGATTATTTAAAAAATGCAAGTAAGAAAACTTGTAGATGGTGTGAATTTAATCAAACTGAGTATTGTGATGTGGGGGTAAAATAATGAATATAATGAGAGTACGTTTAAGATTTTATTTACCTGATTTTATAGAAAATTTGAATACCAATATAGAAGAATTAGAAAAAATATATGATAAAAATATGGCTCCTATAACTCTATACCTGTGGTATGATAAAAATGATAAAATAGATATGGGTAGATTAAAAGAATTTATTAAAAATTGGGAATCTAGACAACATTTTCGATCGATTATTAAAACATCTTTCGAAAATTCATATAATGATTTTATATGGTTTGATGTAATTCCATATAAATATAAGAATAAAAGCTCATATTATAGATTTTCATATTCTTATGTTGATAGTTCTAAAATTGTGAAAGCTATCAAATATTTTGATGAAATTTTAAGTTTTACACTTGGACCAAAACCTAGAAAAATACAAAAAAGGACAGACTATAATTATAATGAAAGTAGCGATAGTAGGTAGTCGTAAGTACGATAATAA